AAAGATTAATCAAGGTCATGCTCAGTATATTGCTCAACTAGAGCAGGAAATGATCACCTTCGGCATGAACTCAGACCAGAAGGCACGATTCAGAGCCTTGAATATGCCAGAAGAATACCGTGCTACAGCATTAGCTATCCACGACAACATCATGACGATGAAGATGGAGAAACGCCAATTCGAGGAAACCGAGAAGGCTAAGGAAGAAATCCGCAAATCATCTATCGATGGTTTCAACAAACTCGCTGCCCAGAATAAAAAGCTATTCCAAGTGCAGAAGGCATACAACATCGCCAATGCGATAATGGATACATATGCTGGTGCTAACAAAGCCCTTGCTCTTTACCCACCGCCACTTTCCTATGCAATGGCAGCAGGTCAAATCGCTCTAGGTATGGCTAACGTCGCGACTATCAAATCCCAGTCATTCTCAGGTCGTGCAGTAGGTGGTCGAGTAGAAGCTGGAACACCTTACATGGTAGGTGAGCAGGGTCGTGAGATGTTCATTCCGTCTACTCGCGGTGAGATTGTTAAGAACTCAGACGTAGAGGCTATGGGCAGTTCTCGTGGTTCGGTGAATGTGAACTTCACCATCAACGCGGTAGATACGCGTGGATTTAGTGAGCTACTCTCCTCAAGACGCAGCCAGATTGTTAATATGGTCAACCAGGCTATGAATGATCGTGGTCGCGCAGGAGTTACGGCATGAGTTATCCAACCACCCCAGTATTTAGAAGCGTAAACCTTCAATCTCAATCACCAACATTGGTGTCTGAGGCGGTATCTGGGAAAATCCAAGCTCGTCAGATCGCAGGGCAAAGATGGTCATTTACGGCATCTTACCCACCAATGACACGCTCTGAGTTCGCTCCTGTATCGGCATTTATCATGCAGCAGCGTGGACGATTAAATACTTTCACGATTGAACTGCCGATTATGTCGGACTCTGCAAGCTCCGCTACAGGGACTTTGGCTGTTAATGGTAGTAAGACTGCTGGAAACACAGTTATCGCCGTAGACGGGCTTACAGGCTCTCTAAATGTGGGAGATATGGTTAAGTTCAACGGACATGACAAGGTTTACATGGTTGTGGCGGTTTCTGGCACAAATATGACCTCAATGACTATCGAGCCGCCTTTAGTTGAGGCTATCGCTAACGATGAAGCGATTACTTATAACAATGTCCCGATGAAGGTTCGTCTAAATAACGATGTGCAGGAGTTTGGTTTACGGACTGACTCTTTAGTTAGTTACGAAGTTGATTTCCTAGAGGCTATCTAATGGCTCGTTCGCTTAATGCTTCAGTCTTAACGGAGATCGCTAAAGACTCCGTAAAGATGTGTCACCTGGTGTATATGGGTCTTTCTACGGCTCAATATATGACCGATGCGGCATTCGATATTGATTACGATGGCAATACATACATCTCGTCTAATTACCTATTATCTATGGACGCTGTGGACGAAGCCTCTGAGGTTCGTGTCGGCTCTTTGAATATCGAGCTATCAGGCGTAGGTCAGTCATTTACAGCAGCTTTTCTGTCTAATCCATATGTCGGCAAGCAGGTGATTATTTATCGTGCTTTCCTAAACGATACAGGCTCGATTATTGGCGTTCCTGTTATTATTTATGACGGTCGGATTGATGGGTTTGACTTTAACGAATCACAGACCGATTCAACCATTACGGTAAGCATTGCCTCTCACTGGTCTGACTTTGAGAAGAAAGCCGGACGTTACACAAACACCAATTCACAAGAGCTGTTCTTCTCTGGCGATAAAGGCTTTGAGTTTGCAGCTAATACCGTTAAAGACCTAAAGTGGGGTAGAACATAATGGGCTTCTTTAGCGATGTATTTGATTTTGTCGGCGACATCTTTAACGAAGTTATTGAGTGGTTTGTTGATATCCCCGATGTCCCTGCTTATGAGGATAAATCTCAGGGTGTTTTACTTAACAAGCAGTCAAACCTAGCCCCTATCCCTGTTGTTTACGGTAAGAGGAAGATTGGCGGTACGCGCGTATTCGTGGAAACCTCTGGGGCTGACAACCAGTACCTTTATATCTGTTTGGCGTTGTGTGAGGGTGAGATTGAGGCGATTGATGACGTTTACATTAATGACATCATTTCAACAGACTCTAAGTATTCTGGTTTAGTCCAGATTGATAAGAAGCTAGGTACTGACACTCAGACAGCGTCTACAGTTTTAACACCTGCCACTAGCTGGACAACCTCTCACACCTTAAAGGGCGTGGCTTATCTTGGTTTACGTTTTACATGGGATCGTGATGTATTTGGCTCAATCCCAGAGGTTACCGCAGTGGTTCGTGGTAAGAAGGTCTATGATCCTCGCACAGCGACTACGGCTTATCGTACTAATCCTGCTATTTGTTTATTGGATTACCTGACGAATACTCGTTACGGCAAAGCCCTACCTTCTAGTGCATTTGAGTCTGGCTATACATCGTGGCAGAACGCAGCCAATAAATGCGATGTTGATGTAACTCCATTTGATGGTAGTTCTGACATTGATACCTTCTCGTGTAATGCGGTGATTGACGTATCTAAACCGATCATCGATAACGTCAAAGAGTTGTTATCAGGTATGCAAGGTCAGTTGGTATATACACAGGGTATATACAAATTAATCATCGAGGACGATTACTCAGCGTCTTATTCATTCACGGAAGATAATATTCTCGGTGGTATTTCAGTAGTCGGTGAGAAACGCAAAGACCGCTATAACCGTGTTATCGCTACTTACACCAATCCTCAGAATAACTGGCAGCAAGATCAGATCGAATACCCTGCTGCTGGCTCATCTGAGTACACCACCCTAAAGAATGAGGACGCAGGATTTGAGCTAGAAACTCGTGTAGCACTTCCGACTATCACTAACGTCTATCAGGCAAGAAACTTAGCTTATACCCTTCTATACCGTTCACGCAGCCAGATTAAATGCTCTTTCTTAGCAACGGTAGATGCTTTACAGGTAGCGATTGGAGATGTGGTAACGGTCACTCATTCGTCATTGGGTTGGTCTAACAAAAAGTTCCGTGTTATCGGCTTATCCTTACAAGCTGACGGCAATGTAGGCGTTTCCTTACACGAACACGATGCAACCATCTATCCTTGGTATGAAGGCGTAGAGGTAGAATCTCCTCAAGCGACAACTTTACCTGACCCATTCTCTGTGGCTGTCCCGACTTCTTTGACGGTAGCCTCTGGTGAAAACTATCAGGTCACTAACGACAATGGATCAACATCGCCTCGTATGTTTGTGAATTGGTCTAACTCGACTGATAACTTTGTTGATTATTATGTTGTTCAGGTAAAGGAATCTGCTGAAACCGATTGGGATATAGAGGTTCGCACAGACTCATCACCAGTTTACATCTCTGGTATTAAATCAGGCGTTACCTACGATATTAGAGTTAAATCAGTCAACTCTCTCGGTGTTTCATCTGCTTGGGTGCAACTTGATGACCATAGCGTGGCGGCATTAGTTGGTGGGGCTATTGGCGGTGTTACAACCTTCTCTCAAACATCAGCTCCTACGGCTGATTTAGAAGAAGGCGATATTTGGTTTGATACTGACGATAACAATAAGGTCTATCGCTATAACGGCACATCTTGGGTAGCTCAATCAGGAAATCTAATCGGTACGACTGTATCTACGGGTTTATCCGACATCTCTGCGAATATGGGTACATTGACCGCAGGTAAGATTCAGAACGCAGACCAGACCTTTATCATTGATCTAGCACTCAAGAAGATTTACATCGCATGAGTACCTTTATCGGCAAAGTTGGTTCTACGCCGATATGTCACATGACATCGGATACCCAGACTCAGACAACACTTGAGGGCAATCCAATATCGACTACCTTGTTCCACTCGCAACTGCCGTATGTGTTTGCGCGTGAGCAGTGGGAGATTACGTCTTATACGACTTGGAATAGTGGTAACGGCAGAACATTTGCACTCCCATCTGACCTTCAGACGTTCAAATCAAATAATCCAGAGTTAGGTTTCTTGTTGATACTTGAAGATTCAAGCGGTGCTAGAACGCTGTTTGACCCATCAATTCATGCGCTGATGACGTATAACTCACTTTTCCCTGTTAATACTTCAGTAGCTATCACAGGTGCAGGTTATCAGGCTGCATTTACGGATAACGATAGCCAATTATCTGATTTAACCCGATGGGGAGTGAGTGGTAATGGAGCAAGCACCTTTAGCTATACATTATCGACATGGGATACATCTGATACGCGAATAACGATATTTAAGAATCCTATGGGCAATCTGCGAAGCAGAGGTTCTGCTTGGCAAGAATTAACACCTAATGCTGCTTGTTTAGTTGCACCTACAGCACACCCGTATGGTGATGAACAATCAAACTTTGATTACTGTAATTATTACGGATATACATGGGTTTTAGGATATCCCATAGATATGAAGTCATCTGGGTTAGATATCGTTAAGATTAGAATCGTATTTTTAAATATTGAGAATACGGCGACAACATTTGACCGCCAGAAGGACTACTCAGGCACATCAAGCATTACCATCAAAGACGATGAGTTTAATGTCGGTAATATTGACCTGATTCAAAATGCGCCGATCTTGTATCACGGCAAGAAAAGCACATCAGATACCGTAACCCCTGTTATAGGGACGTGTGTTGGTGCAATAACACAATATGACCCCTACGCAGCATCTAATCCTGTTATCGGTAAAGTCACATCATCTGGCGGCATAACGGCTAACAATACGCCTGTATTTGAGTTCCCTGATGACAAGACATCAAGCACCACAATGGAATATGACTTCCTGAATAAGGTGTTTAAACGTGATGGCAAGCCAGTATTTAGCGCATCTGCTAACGCTAAGGCGATGCAGGTCTTAGGCTCTAAGGAGTTTGAGTTTGATTTAGATGGATATTCAAATACACGAACAATTACTGAATCTACCTTATCTCATACCGCTAATGGCTCATGGAGTGGTAACACGGCAAATACAGTTTACTTCGCCTCGTTAGCCTACAAGGGGAATAACGATACTCAGTATGTAAAAGCCACCTCAACGACTATTTACACGGTGGGCGATAACTATATGCACACTTGGTATAAGTCGACTTCTTCTGGGTCTGGAACATCTAGCTATGCTGCTGCATGGTTTGCTGAAATTGCATCAGATGGCACTGTAACAATTAAAATGCGAGATACGTTCAGAAATTATAGTAGTACCTCAAGCACAACTATCGCAGCAGGTTCACTAAAATTGCGCCTTATTGCAATCGGAACGTAATTTTGTGCCAAAATACCATTTTAGGAGATGACAATGTTTTACCTAGTACAAAGTGACGTTGGCACACAGATAAAAGCCACATTGACCCGTGAGGACGATGGTTCTGCTGTTGACCTTCGCACTGCTACGGTTGTCCTTAAATTCCGTGAGAAAGGCTCTACAACTGTCCTTTTCACCCTGACATCTATTACCGCATCTGATGACGATAAAGCTGCTGGAATCGCGATATTTCAGTTCTCTAACGGTAATTTAGACATCGCAGAGGGTAAATACGAGGGCGAGATTGAAGCTACCTTCACTAACGGATCGATTGAGTCTGCCTTTGAGAAATTAGAGTTCTACGTTCGGGCTGACTTCTAATGAAGCTATCTGCGGTCATCAATCGGGTAATAGCGTCTGTTAAATCAAGACGCGTTATAGCTGATGTAAAGCTAGGCTTGTTCCAGCTTGTCAGATTGCTCACTGATACCTTCAATGTGTCTGAATCTATCGCTAAGGTGCTTTCTAAGCCATTCTCAGACGCTTCCTCTAGTTCAGACTCCGCGAGTATTGGTTTCGGTAAATCAGCCTCAGATTCGTCTGTAGCGAGTGATTCACCTTCTTTATCTACTGGCAAGAATGTCACTGATTCAGGTTCATTATCTGACTCTGTGGATAAGTTCGATATCGGTAAGGGTCTATCTGAATCTCCGGTAAGTACCGATCAGATTAATTCCTTTGCCATGACCAAGCTGCTGACTAACTCAGTCGGTGTGACAGATGACTTTGATGGTGTGGCTGTTCCTGATGACGATCAGACCATTCAGTTCATTAAGGTATTGACAGACAGTTTCGCTTCTGCTGAGAGTGAAGTAAAATTGTTTGGTAAATCTAGCAGTGATTCCGCATCAAGCTCCGACAGCGGTACGCTGCTTAATCAGGGTTACGTTGATAATCCTTATTATTTTGCAGATGACTATGTTGGAGCAAAACGTACTTTTTAAGGAATCATTATGATTATCGATAACATGAAAGCTAAGGGTCGTTTGAACATCGTTCTAAAAGACGAAAACGGCAATATCAAAGACCAACGTGAAGTTGACAACCTGGTTGTTTCAGCAGGCTTGGACTACATCGCATCACGCATGAAGGACGCTACTGCGACTGCAATGTCACACATGGCATTAGGTTCAGGTACAACTGCGGCTGCGGCTGGTGATACCGATCTTGAGTCAGTTTTAGGCTCACGTGAGGCATTGGACTCAACTACGGTTACTGACAACACAGTTCAGTATGTCGCTTCTTTTGAGGCTGGTGATGCTACGGGTGCTGTGACTGAGGCAGGTATCTTCAACGCTTCTACCGCAGGTAGTATGCTTTGTCGCACTGTGTTCTCAGTGGTAAATAAAGGTGCTAACGATACCTTGTCTATCACCTGGACTATCACTCTATCAGCATCTTAATTTAGTAGGGGCAAACTCTTATGGCGACTATCACAACACGGGCGGGTAAGGGTTCGCCCCTCACTAATACTGAACTTGATGCGAACTTCACTAACCTCAATAGTGACAAGCAAGAAGTCCTTACAGAGGGGGCTTTTGTTGACGGCGATAAAACTAAGCTAGATGGAATTGAGTCAGGTGCAGACGTAACAGATACAGCTAATGTAACGGCTGCTGGTGCATTGATGGATTCTGAGGTGACTAACCTTGCACAGGTTAAAGCATTTGATTCATCAGATTACGCTACAGCAGCTCAAGGTGCTTTGGCTGACTCTGCATTACAGTCTATTCCTGATAACTACATCTTAAATACTGGTGATGCAATCACAGGCGACTTGTCCTTCGGCGACAACGACAAAGCCATCTTCGGTGCAGGTAGTGACCTACAGATTTACCATGATGGCAGCAACACATATATTCTTGAAAACGGGCTTGGAAACTTAAACATTCAAGCTACCGGAAGCACTTATATAAAATCTTCGGATGGCACTCTTACTTCTGCTCAATTCATCCCTGAATCAGAGGCTCGACTATTTTATAATAATGTACAAAAGTTTAGAACAACCTCTACAGGCATTGACGTAACAGGCAGGGTGGCTGCTAATTCTCTTAATCTTACTTCATCTCTTCCATATATATCATTTAATGATTCGGATGGCTCTGGGTTAGAAAGCCAAATACGTGGTGATTCCAGAGCATTGAAATACTACGCTGATTTTCAAGGATACGGCGGTGGTTACCACACTTTCTATTTAGGAGGCTCATCGCAGAAAGCGTTAAACATCGCATCTAACGGCGACATCTCCTTCTACGAAGATACAGGCACTACGCCTAAGTTCTTCTGGGATGCTAGTGCTGAGCGTTTGGGTATTGGTACGAGTAGTCCCGAACAACAACTACATGTTGAGGGTGTTAGTATCACTGTTAATAATGCTAATGACGATTCTTCAATAGCATTTCAGAATAGCACATCAAATGCAGCTTGGAGAATAGGTAGGGATTATTCAAATAGTGAAGCCTTAAGTTTTGCCTATACTTCAAATGATTACCCATCACTAACTTCACACAGTAAAGTAGTAATAGATACCTCTGGTAACGTTGGTATTGGTACGAGTAGTCCTACAAATACGCTTCATGTCGATGGAACTTTGAAGGTAGAAGGCTCTATTGGAACAATCAGCACTGACAGTCAAGGCTTAACTCTTGATTTGAATAGAGCAGGAACAACTGGAATCACAAACAATAACGCTTCAGGAATCTTGACGTTTGGTACTGCAACATCAGAACGTATGCGCATCGACTCCAGTGGTAATCTGTTGGTGGGTAAGACTAGTGCTAACACCGATACTGTTGGCATTGAAGCTCGTGGCTCAATAGGACTTTTTTCTTCCACAAGAAGCGGTTCATATGCTGCCGCTTTTGCACGCAATACATCTGATGGTGACATTGCAATATTCCGCAAAGACGGCACAACTGTGGGGAGTATTGGTACTGCTTCAAGCTACTTAACTATTGGTTCTGGTGTAACTGGACTGTTGTTTGATGATGTATCAAGTAAATCAATTCGTCCGTGGAATTTAGATAGCAACACTGCCTCTGATGCTGATACTGATTTAGGAGTATCTTCACAACGCTTCAAAGACCTCT